CAAAGCAACTTCGGCTTGTGCCTCATCCAGAGTTACTTGCAGTTGTTCTTTCTTGGTCTTTAATGTTTGATTTTCTGTTTCTAATGAAGCGATTTGCTGATTAATATATTGGTCTTTCAGTTCCATTAATTGTTCTTGATTCAAGACATACTGACCATTAACCATTTTAATGTCTGTAATAATTTTATCAGTATCTAATTCCATTATTTTCCAGAAATCAGCATTTGATAATCCTTCGCCATTAGCAAGGGTTTGGAGCGCAGAAGTCATTGTATCAACAGTTTTACCGAAACCACTTTCAATTTCATTCGTGCTCTCAAACCATTTAGCTCTGGTTTCCTCAACAGATGTATACAAGGTATCAAGTTTGTTTAGATTTTCCTTTGAAACTTCACCAATCACCTCAATGTCTGGAGCTTCAAACTTTCTAATTTCAGACATATAGTATTCTGTATTTGCAAGTTCTGTGTTTAAGTGATTATATCTCTTGGTAAGTTTTTCGAGAGTATTCTTATCAACCTCATCAAGTTGAGAATAAATTTCAATTAATTGTTCAACTTGATTCTTTGCATCTTTGATTTCACCAGATAAATATAGCTTATTAGAAAATAAACCATCTTCAAACTGTAACCCAGCTACATTATCATATATATTCTGTATACTTTCATCTACACCTTCAATGACATATAAAGATTTTGCTAAATCATCATGTTTAGGTAAGTAAAAATCACCGTATATATCAAAATCTTGAGGGTTGTTGGGATTATAACCATAGGGGGTAACATTGTAACTTGATATTATTTCAGCTTCTTTTATCTTATCGGCATTTTCAATTCGCCATTGTTCATATTGTGCCTTAGATAATTCGTCAATCTTTTGAAGCTGCTCATCATATTTTCCATTAACAAGGTCTAATCCCTTGGCTTCTTCTCCAAATTTATCAATTAAATCCGTTTGTATTTGAGATAATTTATCCTTTGCATCAACAGTGGTATCAATAGATAAAGCTACTTGTTTATATTGAGTTACAAGTTCCTCAATACTTTCTGCTTCTTGTATAAAAGATTCTGTACTATCTCTTAACGCATTGGATGTATCAATTGAGTTTTGTCTTACCTCATCTAATTCTTCTTCGGTAATAAAAAGTTTGTCTACCAGCTTTCCAATACCTTGTACTAATAAACTTACAGCAAGAGACAAACCAAAACTTAATGCAGCATTAAGGGCAGTTACTTTGATTTCAGTCGCTACTGCTTGTGCGCCTGTCGATTTCAACGCCCCTGTAATTTTAGCCAAGCCCTTTGTGTCAGAAGATTTTATATCATTTTGAATTTCTTTAAAGGTTTTGCCAAATAATGTAATTTGTTTATTTGCATTATTTGTTTCGTCAACAATAGAACCAAATACACCTACGCCTTTAGTCATACTAAGAGTCGCGCCCAATCCTGCCATTAAAGTTGGGAATGAGCCAAACACTTTAACTATCTTAGTAAGGATTTCTAAGAATTTTTGCGCTCCACCAAGAAGATTTTTAGTAAACTCACTATTAACAACAGTTTGTGCAAACTCTTGGTATGCAGCTTTCAGAGTATCAAGAGAATACTGAATAGACTTTGCATATTCGTCTTGTTCTCTCATAGCAGAACCAGTTGAATTAACTGATTTGTCTAAAACCTCATCAAGTCTCTCGTAATTATTAAGAGCAGCGGCAACAATATTTGATTGACGTTTTCCTGCGATTGCCTCAAGAAGTGATGCTTGGTCAATATCGCTAATGTCATTCCATACTTTACCAAGTTCCTCGATAATCTGATAAGTTGACTTAAATGTATTTTCGTCAATCATTATATCTACGCCAGAGATGCCTTTAATAAGCTCACGAAGTTTAGCTGTAGATTCTACCATTCCTTCGGTATCTTCTCCAGCTTCTTCAAGCTCTGTTTTAGCACCACGAATACGAAGTGCCACCGTCCTCCAACCTTGTGCAACCATCTCAGGATTTTGAACTATTTCATTCGCAACTGTTGTAAGTGCAATAGTTTCGTCAAGAGTGTTATTAGCTGCACTCATAGCAGAAGCTACTCTTTGTAAAGCCAATCCAAGCCCACCAGAATCAATAGCAAAGTTGTTTGATACATTATTAATTCTATCAATGATTCTCTCGGCTTCAGAAGCTTCTATATTAAACGCTTTCATGACACTAATAATGCTTTCAGAAGCACTATCTATGTCAATGCCATCACCTACGTTTTTGTAAAGCGTAGCAACCCTACCAAGCTCCTCGGCATCTGGCAAATTAAAACCAGCTCTGCTAAATGTGCTTGTGGCATTAATAACATCACTTACACTTGCACCTAATGTTTTAGCAGTTATAGCAGCAGATTTCTGAAAATCTTCAAACTCTTTATCGCTGGCTTCTGTAACTTTTCTCAGTTCTACCATTGCATTATCAAGAGTTATAACTTCATTAACTAATGATTTTACAATGCGAATAGCTCCTTGCAAGGAAATCCATTGCATAAGAACCTGACTGAGCTGAACACGCATATTTCTAAAGAAACTATTTGTTGTTAAATTAGCGGCATCTGCTTCTTTCTTAAACGTAGCTATTTCTTCATTAAGGTGTTTAAAATCGTCTGCACTTAAATTGCCACTCCTAAGTCTACTCTGTAACTGTTTTAATTTTTCAGCAAAAGTAGTTATACCGTCTGAGGTGAGTTTAGTTGACTGCGCTACCTTCTTATTTTTATTAGACCAATCTTCAAGAGAAGCAGAAACTCTTGCTATGCGATTATCAAGAGTAATTTTCGCAGAAGCATTTTTTGCAGTACGCTCTGACTCTTTAAGAGCTTGTGCCGATTGTCTTTGAAGTTCAACCTCTTTTTGTTGTAAGGCAATGCCATCAAGTTTTGCCTTTGCTAAATTCTGTGCATCAATCAAAAGATTATCATATTCTTGTATCTGCTGAGAGATTTCTTTTGTCAGTAAACCTTCGTTCTGTAATCTTTCAATTGTTGAAGCAACAACCTGTCTGTAACGTGTTACATAACTTTCGGCAACACCCTTTTCTTCATTTGTAGCAGAAGGGGATAAAGTAACCTTAGAATATTGCTGAATTTTCTGATAAGCCGCATTTATTTCTCTTAAAGCCTCTAACTGTTTTTTTGTGGAAGAAGAAGCATCCTGAGACTCTAAGTTTTTAGCCAGCTTTATGTCACTTGTAATTTGACTAATCAAGATACTAAGTTCTTGATACTGTCTTATCCACTTTTCGTTGTAACCATCTTGTGATTGTGTACGCTGCAAATCAATTAATTTTTGCTGCGCTTCGGCTAACGAATTAAAAGTAGTTTCAGATTGATTAAGCCCATTTAATCCTTCATAGGCGACCTGTAGATTCTTTAATTCATTAGAGAAGTTTCTCGCATTATTAATAGCATTGGTAAATTGATTGAGAGAACTATCTCCACCTCTAAGTAACGAGCCTAAATTCTTTACTGCACCATTAAGTGCAACAAATTCAGCCCGTAATTCCTCTACATTTCCCTTACCATTCTTTAGTTCTGCAAGCTTTTGTTCAAAGGACTCAAACGAGATTATATCATTATTCAATGTTGCTTTTATGTTGGGTGCGAAATCTTCACCAACATTTGCTTTAAGAGAAGCCAGTTTTGATGTATACTGGTCTACAAATTTCGTAAGCTGTTCTGCTTGCTTCAAAACGCCACTGTCATTGTAAGTACCAGAAACATATTCAAAAGCATTTCCAGTTTCATTTATTTCAAAACGTAAAGTTCTTAATTCTCCACGAGCGTTCTTAATTGTCGCAACAAGACCGTCTAACGCTTTGCCACTACCGTTTTCGCTATCAGAGCCTTCTTTTCCGCTGTACAGTCCCTTTACACTGACTTCTCCTAAAGGAGCTAATCTCTTTTCAAGTAAAGTTATGTTCTTATTAGCGTCAGTATATCCATTGGTTGTTAATGCGCTGAAACTTTTGGTAAATGTATCATTCAAATTTCTCAAAGAGTTAGAAACTTTGTCTACTTCTTTGGTAGTTTTTTGAGAAGCATTTTGAATATTACTCATAACATTTGTTGTTGTGTTACGAGTGTCAAAATCTATATTACCAATATTCAGCTTTAAGTTAGAAGATATTGTATTTAATTGAGACTGTATACGCTGTGTTGTTTTTTTTAAATCAATATTACAGGTAATTTGTAATGCCCTATTTGCATTAAGTTGCTCACTAACTGATTTTAAATCGTTCTGTATGGTACTGACCGTTTCTCTCTTTTGTAAGCCAGCAGTTATTACAATCTTACTATTATTTGCCATTTAAGCACTACCCCCTTTCTTTTGAAAATCCAAATGAACATCTTGTCCATTCCATGTAGCTATAACATCATCTGAGGATATATACACACCGTATGGATTTTGACGATTAAATTGTGCAATTGCTTTTTCTATGAAATGATAACCCTCATAATAAGTGAAGCGATTAATCCTATGCCCTATTCGTTTTTCCAGTTTTGGTGCATACCAACCAGAGTTAATTAAAATGGGAACATAAGACTGGTGAGTATGATTGAAATTAGGATGATTAGCCATAGAGTCCATAAAAGAAACACGAAGCTCTATTCTGTTTCCTTTTACTCTTGCTTGTAAAAAATTTTCAGCGTATAATGAATCCATAAAATCAAATGTACGTTCATACTCGATTGGTTTATACGACAGATAATATTCTCTGATATAATTATCTAAAATCTGATAAAGATATTGAACAGCCCCTTCGAGATTTTCTTTTAAGGTTTTTCCGTTTTCCATTTTTATTTCTGTTTGCAATATTTTTTCAAGTTGTTTCTCTATACTATCTGCCACATTTACCACCTTACTTCTTTCTTTTTTTACCTATTACCGCATTAACAAAAGCTTTTTTATCTACTTTGTTAATTCCACTAAGAACTTCTTTCGCCAAAACAAGACTCTCGGTATTATCTGTGGTTATTATTGTTGATATATCTTCACAAAGCTTATCAAAAGAAGTTTTCTTAGTATTGATGCGATAATTAATCTGGTCAATAACAGCAGTCTCAATATCACTCCAGATTTCAAGATTAGTTACCTTACGTTCAATCTCAATAAACCACTGTCCCTGAGACAGCCCATAAATTTCGTTCACGCTATAATCAGAAATATCTAAATCGGTAAAGTATGTTATCATAGCATAATGTGTAATAACGGGCTTTCTCCATGACTCATACTCTCCCTTTTCATTAAAACAACTATCTACGATAAGAGAAACAATTTCTGCAAAATCATCAGTAGTTAATGTTGTAAATATATTGATAATTTCTCCCTTTATCTTTATAGGCTTACTTTTTTCTTCCTGACACTTTGCAATAATAGTATTAATCTTTGCCATATTCAATTCTCCTTTTCTATTTCCGTTGCGTATCGTCCAAGAGCTATGCTATCAGACAAATCGTCAACTGTTATATCAAGACCATAATAGTCATTTACTTTCTTCATAATATCTTTTTTACGTTCTGGACGTTTTATTGTTCTGTCATATGTGCCCCAAGTATTTATCCACTTACTTTCTTCAATTATTTTATATGGGATATTTAAGGTATGGCACAAATGAGCAATAAAACCCTGTAATCTACCCAGCGACTTATAGCCCTTTGGGTTTCCATTTTCAAAAATCTCCTCAAAATAAACTACATCAGGGGCAATTTTACGCAATTCCTTTTCAATAATATCTGTAATGAGCGTTGTTCTTAATAGCGTTATTTCATATTTCCACTCAGGCATATCAATAAAAAGTGTACGCTTAGTCTTGTCGTAGACATAAGAAACTTCATCGATACGTTTCTTCTTTTTGGGTTTGATTAAGTAGTAATTAACAAGCTCTCCATTTTCAAATACAGACAACCCTGTTGCGGTTGTACTTTGGTCTAAAGCAATAATTGTCATTTATTCCTCCCTTATAAAAAAAATAGGGGTAAGCCAAATTGTATGACTTACCCCTTTCATTATTCTATTTCTTCGTTATTTGTATCTTCTTTTGGTTTGGGCTTTGAAACTCTTTTAGGAGTGCCTTTTGAAATAATTTTCTTAATATCTCTTGACACAGCTTCAAGGTACGGCATTTCACTATCAATTGAAATACCGAGACTTGCAAAGGCTTCAGCCGTTTCTTTAGCATTTGTAACTCCTTCACGATACTCTCTGAGAAGATGTACAATTTGATAATGCTCTGGAGAACAAGTTATTGCCCTCCAACTTCCAATTTCCCCACAAGAACGACAATAGTGATAGCCCTTACCACAAATCTGACAATAAGCGTTTATTTCAGCCATTTAAATCTCACCATCAAGGAGTCTCAGGGAGTGTGGGGAATACCACTCTAAAGAGCTGTTTGTTCTCGTCACAATAATCCTGCTGAGCGGAGAACGAGAAGGGGAATGTATCTGTCTTGCCAAAGCTTGCAGTTACAGAAGCAGAGAGCTGCGCCTTGGGGAAGATGGTATAACCAGCAAGAGCTGCGCCACAAGCTGTTTCAAAAAGTCCCTCTACAACAATCTCAATGTCCTTGGGGAACTTATCAGCAGAGTTAATGATTGCAACACAGTCCTCGGAATTGAAGTCATATTCCACAAAGAGCTTATCGCCTTCCTTTATGTCTCCGTCTGCAAAAGTAAGTGTCTTTGTACCAGAGGTATAAGTAAATACTCCGTCAGACGCAGCCTGACCAAGTTTGAAAATTTTCTTAGGATAATCGTCTTTGCCAAGAATACAAACTGAAATCTTATACTCAGGAACAGACTCAGTTCCAACATTAGCAGCGGCATACTTGAGGGTATACTCAGTTAAAGTATCTCCTGCCTTATATGTCTTTACAGGGTCAGAAATAGGAACTATAATTCCATTACCAGTAGTGCCGAATGTCTTACCCTCGCCATTAAGTTGCTGAGAATAAAGGTCAAGATTCCAGAAGGTTTCGTCACCAGTAAACTGACCTGTCTTTGCGTTCATCCAACGCTTAATAGGAGTACCCTCTGCATCGTTCTTTACAACTTCCTGTGCATCGCACTGTAATGAACCATTTGATACCTTTCCAGTGATAAAAAGAATCTCGGCAGTTGTACGGTCACGACCAACAATACGCTGAATTATATCAGGAATAACACCTGTTACATTTGTAGCCATGTAATCACTTTCCTTTCTTTTTTTTAACTGACTTCTCTTAGCCAATTAAATTCATTTTTGTTTATTTTACTCATATCCAGATTGCCAGAATAAGCTCCAATGCAAAGATGGTTTGAGTTTTCTATTATATTAATGCTTGACACGGAATCATAAAAAGCATATATTTTCATGTCCCACACCTCGTCAAGCCTGTATTTAAAATATGGATGATTGGTTATTCTTGAAATAGCTGTTTTTAAAATTGACTTAGGTTTTCTTCTCTTTGCAAGCTCTAAGTCATTATGAGCATATTCAATCATTTTTTGTTTCGTATAATCATTTGCCACTTTTGTAAATTTAGGAGGAGACAACATATTAATTTTCCGTATGTACTCGACAATATCAGAATATGTTTGTTCATCAATAACAATATCATAGTAATGCAATTCTAACTTATCATTACAATTCACCAACCTAAATTTACTGAAATCAATTTCACCAAAAAGTAGTTTTGTACTCTGATAGTCTAATGATTGATATAATACGCAGAATAATTGATAACTGGTTATTTTTGTAAAATCAATTTTCATATCATCTAATTGAGCGATAACATCAAATGGTGTACAAGTAAATGTTGAAATCATCGCATAATATTTATCCTCACCCAATTTTTCTATTTCACCAAGAGTGGGTTGACGTATCAAAATTTTGTCATTTATTTGATAGTCACGACCTCGAAGCATACTTAATGTTTCAACTACCATTACTATCACACATTTCTTTATTGAAATCTAAAACTTCAAATATTATTTCACGTTGGCGATAGGTGTCATTAAGACTTCTTGGCATATTAGATACTCTTTGCAAAGTCCCTATTCCAGCAATATGCTTTCCGTTGAATTTCTTGTTAATTAGCTGAGAAATATAATCTATACGAACAGCAGATTGCCCAGCAGTTTCCATACGCATGACACTTTGATGAGCGACAACATAAATATAAACTATACACTTGTCATATACTATATCATTCTTGAATGTATTAAATCGGTCTTGAACAGCTTCAACTCCGATTTCAACAAATATATATGTTTTGGCATCTTCCTGTGTTGGAATGATATAGTAATAGGGGAATAGTCGCACATACGTCAAATCTTCTTTGTCCTCATTTTCATTAATATCCAACGAATTTACTATTGCTTCGTCTTGCTGAAGCTGTTCGATTATCTTATTTTTAAAAGTGGTAATAATCTTATCATTAGCCATGTTAGATACCACCCTTCACTGTAATTAATAGTTCACTTGATTGTGTACCATCGTTTGCAATCAACTTAAAACTACTTCCCACTATATCTGTGTTATTTGATTGCACATGAATTGAGCATGAATATTCATCGACTATGGTAAGTTCTATGTAGTCTTTCCATTTGTCAACTACAAGCAAACTAAAATTAGCACTGCTATCAGTTTTAAATGTTTTAGTTCTGCCTATTCTAATTTCTGGTTTTCCAGAATATGAAATAACAATAGGGACAGTAGGCTCTGGAATAGAATTTGGGTCTATATAGTCACACAGCATTAAATCAATTCTATCAGTCTGAGGATTAAATTCATGTTCCGTAAATGTAATTCTCATAATACGCATTTCATTATATGAATATGGTACTTTTGACATTGATGTAATAATGTAAGTGTCAGGATGTTTTTTTGAAATATCAATAAACATTCTCTTATCTCGCTGTAATTCCGCAGTTATTTCATCAAGCGACAACCAACTCATCAACTGAATATAACCAGTTTGAATAATATTATTTGCCGTTTCGACACCAGTATTATATTGAGTTGCATCTGCGGTATAAGAAGGATAATAATAAATTACTCCTGTCTCACTGTCTTGCCATTTTAAAGTATAATTACATTCATGAACAACAGCTTTTGTATATATAGTGTCGCTGTCTGGCATAGCCATAATAATATATATCTGCCAGTTCTGTTTTGTATCTTTTATTTTGATATACTTATAATCAGCTACAAAATCACTTATTCGTGTAAGAACTTGTCTTTTCCAGCCTTGAGTATAAGCATCAAAGGTCTTGTTCTGGACAACTGCTTTTGTTGGGTATTCCGTTTCAAACAATCCAGTTTCACCATTGTATTGACCTTTACAAAAGATAACATCTTCTCCTAAAGGTGTTTCAGTTAAATCTTCATCAAAAGCGTCAATAACCCAATCATTCCATTCTTCATCTTCTAAACCGTTATTTATTGTTGGTTGCGGATTAATAAGATACCAACCTTGCGAATCCATACTAATCACCCCAATCAATCAAAAGCATGAGTTTTCTGTTTATGGAGGAACTCTTGGACTCGTTGCTGCTGGAATACCAAATCTTTATAAGTTACATTCTTAGAAGCATCGCTACCAGTTAATTGAATATCCTTACCTCGAAATCCATTTATCTTTTCTGCTCTTGACAACTCTCTTGTAAGATACTCTTGGTACATAAGAAGTCCTAACGTATACACAACATTACTTTTGAGCTTTGAATCAAATTTAGAACTATCCATATCGTAACCAAGTTCATCAATATCTAATTCGTATTGAGCCAAAGCAGAGCTAAACCATTCGTCCTCCAGCCCATCTGGTAACAGCTTTTTAGCCATTGGGTGAGAACGAAAGCTTTGGATAACATCATCTTTTGTAGTTACGTCACCCAATGTTAATCACCACCTTATTATTCGCTATCTTCTGTATTCAGCGGAATACCTGTGTATTTTTCAACGAACTTAATCTTATTATAATCATTTACCCCAAGCTTGCGCATAGTCTCGATAAGGAACTTCTTTTCTGGTAAGGTAGTAACAAGCTTTTTAATGGTGCTCTCAAACTGTGTCTTACCCTTGATTTTAAATGCTTCTTCTATCTTATCTTCGTTAGTAATAGACTGCTCAGAATCCTCAGTGTCAAAACCAACATAAACTCTTGTTTCCTTATCATCAATATATATATAAGGATGGGAATGGTCATTATTTTCGCCACAGAACTTTACACTTCCTGATTGCACCTGAGAAACTACTTCTGCTCTATCTATAAGAATTGATGTACGAGGAGGAATATTAACCTCTCCTTGTCCGTTGATTCTTATAAATCCCACAGGAAATGTTGTTAAGTTTTTAATTGTAATATTTGTGTTCATGTCTAACATTAAACAAAATCCTCCTTGATATTTTAGGGGCGGCATTTACCGCCCCATTGATTTTTATTATGATGCTGTATCAATAAGACCAATCTTATACTCCTCACCCTTTGCAATATCAGCAGCAACCTCAAGGTCATATCTTGTAAGAATCTTACCAGTTGTCGCATCATTTGCTGTAAAGCTTGTAAGACCACCACGAGTCCAGAGCTTGATAGGAGAAGCTATACCATTGGGAACTACATAGATATATCTATCGTCCATAATCTTGTCGAACCAATTATTAGCATTAACTGAGGTAAGGTCATAGGCATTATCCATACCGTATACCAGTGCGCCCATAATGCTTGAAACATAACCATTATTCTTAATCTCGTTCATTGCCTCCTGAGAGATATTGAGATAAGGGGTTGCCTGTGCATCTGCATATGTAGCAATGGTATTCAGCTTTGTAACAGCAGAAGTATCACCTACAAGAGTTACACGACCAAAGGGACGAGCCTTATTGATAACTTCCTGCACTCCCTGTCTTGTAACACCAAGAACAGCGTTCTTAATATTCGCATTTGTAACAGCATTAATAACCTTGTCAAACGCATAAGCCTTTGCCTTGTTCATCATATCTGTCTGGATGTTCTGAATAAGAGTATTCTCGGAACTCATATCACCATACTGAGCCTTACGATAATCAACCTCGTAACCAGCAGCAAGAGAAGTTGAAGGCACACCATACTCATCTTCGTAGTTAAAGCTGAAAGGAACATCACCATTGAGAGCCTGTCCTCTTGTATTAATGCTCTGCTTTGTTACCTTGCGCTTAATGTCCTCGCCGTAGCCAAGCTGCTCAAAGTCTCCAAAGAATCCCAGAAGCTTAATTTCCTCAAGTACAAGGGGGCTTACAACCAGTGTTCTGATAGCATTAAGCTCAGAAATAGCAGAAGTATCACCACCCTCGGCTTTTGCGTTCAGTTCCTTAATATAATTTCTACACTTGTTACCAACAGGCTTACCCTCTCCGTCTTTAATAGAGTCAATGGACTGTCCATTGACCATAGCACTATAAGCCTTTACAACAGGAGACTGTGAATTAAGCTCACTAACGACCTTATCTTTGCGACTATTAGTCATTTCATTAAGTTCATATCTTCTCATATCCTTATCATTCCTTTCTTAAAAATTATTCAGCAATGGTTACAAGAACTCTTACACCTATAGTAAGGAGCTTCATAACCTTAAAGCAAATGTCACCAGTAGTTGCGGTATCTTTCTTAAACTTAAATGTAGTAGCGTCAAATGTAAGTGTATCTCCTACTGCAATATCGCCAAATGTACCTTCTATATTCTCCTTTGTTACATCAAGCTCCATACCTTCCCACTTAGAGAGCTTAAAGAGATTTACATACTCTCCCTGTGCGATAGGATAAGTAAGAGCGTACTCCTTATCACCAACCTGAGTATTAAGAACAATATAAAGTTCCTCGCCACTTGCAGGAGCTTTAGTTACCTTTGAAGCACCTGTATATGTAAGACCAACAAGTGCGCCATTAATCATATCTGCGTGTGCTGTAACATTAGGGTAGCTATCACCAAAATGTTCAATCATCTTCATAGTATGTACCTTTACCATATTAAAACCTTCCTTTCTTAATTAATAAATAGAACCTTCGTCTGAATTTGTTGTGTTTGTTTTTGCTCTAAAGACTTCACCATAAATGTCGCCATTTGCAGAATTAAGCTCAACGGTGGTATCTTCTTTCTTTTCTACTGACTTCATACCAATGCCACGATAAATAGCATCAATTACTGTATTAATCTCAACATTAACAGGGTCAGCCTTGAACTTTTCAATCTCATCCTTTGCATACTCCTTCTGCTCATCTGTAAATCCTGCGATAGCAGAATTAAGTTCGCCAAGTCTCTCCTTTGCCTTTGCCTCACCAAGTGCAACTTCGAGTGCTCTCTTTTCCTCCCAAGCACCGTCAAGCTCCTTGGACTTCTGGTCAATCTCAGCCCTAACCGCATCAAGTGCAGACTGAATTTCAGCAACAGAAGCGTTAAGTTCCGCAATCTTGGAATCCTTATCTGTTATAATCTGATTAAGCTCTGTAATCTTTGCCTCATACTCGGCATTTTTAGCATTAGTCTCTGATACTGCAACCTTTACGGAATCAGTAATCATAGCAAGTGTCTCTTTATCCATTTTGTTAACCTCACTTTCTTTATTCTTGTTTTTATTCAAAGAAGCGGCTTCTAATACAATTGCATTTTCATCAGCTTCTTTAACACTTAAAATAGCAGTACCACTGAAATCAAACACCATAGGTATTCTGTATTCGTCAGTAGCCTCACCTTCGTATATAATTTGGTAGTCATTTTCTTCTTTTCCAGTTAATTCAATAGAAGATTTTATAACATTTGTCTGTAAATTGTTCTTGAGCCATTTTACAAAGTTGGGATAGCGTTGGTCAAATAAATAACCTTCTCCAACTAAAAGCTTTTTATCAGAGCCATTTACATTAATCATTTCTAACTGTGCTTTTTCAATTACTCCAACTACATCCGAATCTTGAAATATAGGCACTGAATTACCCTTACCATCTTCAATCTGGTCAGTATACCCATGTCCTAAAGGTACTGTTTTTGTATCATCTGTAAACTCACAGCATATTGGCATATTAATAGCGGTTTCCAGATTGTTAAGGACATATTTTTCCTTCCAATGGAGTCCGTTACCTTGTGTATCTTCTTCATTTTCATGTATGGTGAGAAGTGCCATCTTTATATACCTTCTGCCACTTTTAGTACGTTTACTTCCCATTTCAATAATTGTATTCACGTTCTCACCACCTCTCATGTGCTATAATAAAAAGGACTTGCTGTATTATAGCAAGTCTCTTTAACCATTTGGTTTGGGTTGATTATTAGAATTATTTGTTTTACTCTTAATTGTATTTGGATTAGTAGGGTTGTCATTTGTTGGTCTACCGCCACTACTATCTTCTTGATTTCCAGTATCATCTTCTTGATTTCCAGAGGTATTATAAGAAGTCTTATTAACTGGATATTTGTCTAATACTCCTTCTTCTAACTGTTCGTCCAACATAGCAAAATAAACGTCTTTGGGAATACCAGCGCAATTAGCAAGATACGCAAGTGAACCTCTACCAATAGTAAATAATTCTTTGGCTGTATTGAAATATTTCTCCCTGTTTAAATGGGTTATTGGCAAGTAATTATTTTCAATATTAATAAAGTCCAGTCCGAGTATATTATAATTAATAACTTTGTTTAATTCCAAAGTAATATCATATATCCACTCAAACAATTGACTGGTAACTAATTCAAGATTGGTTTGCTGAGAACTAAATGAAGTTGTTCCGCTTGCGTTAAGGAGTGAAGCCGCAAATCCCAAATCAGTCCCGACTTTAGTATCAAGATTGGACTCATAATCATTATCAAACAAATCAGTTTTGGTTTCGATACTTCCAATTTTCGTTCCTGCGGCGACAGAAAAGAATGTCGTTCCGCTTGAATTGCTCCTTCTTTGAACAGCCCTTTTTACCGCATCGTGTTGTTCTTCCTGTTGCTTTTTTGAAAGTGCCGAAGTACCAGCAGTTTTTCCTTCTGGGAATGTTTCGTATATAATATTATTGTTAATATTCCCAAGTAAATTTCTTTTAGTTCTTCTAAAATCGTCTGAATATATAATGTCTTGAATTGCGCCAAGCACCAGCGGTCTACCCCAAGGCTCATCAAGATTAGAAGAAATCTTATGAACGATTGTTTTGGTATTGTCCAAAATAAACATTTGATTTTCTGCTGTTTTGTCATTAGTCCATTTATTATATGCTACTGTAAATTCAGTAGGATATTTTTTTAATTTATCCTTTGGGCTTTCCATATTATCGCTTTCAAAGTAACTTAAATCAAAAGCAACAACATACGAGCTATTCATTGTTCCAACTATGCGGCAATAATCCGTAGGTAAAGATTTTATTGCAATATTCAACTTGGCAAGCTTTGGTTTTAAAGCATTAACTTCTGAAATAGAAGTTGCTTTCCACTTACTCATATATTTTTTGTTAGAAGGTTTTGTTTTACCAGTATCTAAATAATAAAAAGCAATTCCATCAATACAACCTTTTAAAATAATGTCTCTAATTAATTGCTTATGCTTTATTTTGCGCATAGTATAATTCATTATTTCTTTCTGTATTTTAGAAGATTTATCTGTAATATAATTGGTTATAACATAATCCAAGGAGGGAAGGGCTTTCATATAATCGAGAGTGTTCCTTAAAATACCATCGCTTGAATACAATCTTCGTGAAATAATTCTAAGCTCCTTGTTATTATAGTCGTTCATAGGATTTTGAATCATACTAACTATATCTTCAGTTCGATAGTCACTCAAAATATCAAACCACGTTTTTGTAGTTACATCACTATGCCACCAGTAACTATTTACTTCATAGTTAGTTGTATCTTTTCGTCTGGTTATTTTATGTACTTTAGCCATTTATACCTCCTTTCTTTTTAGTTCACAAATACCTGAGTTTCATATTCTTCATCTATAGACATATCTTTAGCAAATTTTTCAACATACCAAAGCATATATATTAATGCCGAGACTCTATCCTTATCTACTTTTCTTGCAACTCTTTCAATTGTTATTCCACCATTAGACAAATGCTTCATTTTTAAGTTGGCAGCTTCTTCAATAAACGCATCAGTTTCAATATATGGTCTTATTAAATTTTCGGAATCCGCCCACTCACTTTCGGTAAAATCTGTCTCTATTTTTCTTTCTAATAATTTTAATTTACCACTTTCAACATAATCAATAAATGTAGTAACTATTTCATTCTGACATGATTGTGCCTTGAGGTTGTATAGGATTTTGGGCGAATTTGGAATCTCTGGTTCATTGTCATCATTAATTGTGTCCCAGCAACCTAAACTTTCTCCTGTAATTGGGTCAATAGTTTCTGTTAACAACGCATCTATAAGTCCAGCACCCAAACCATTACCATCGCAAATAACCATCTTCGCATGATACTGCTTTTGCACTTGCTTTACCCTTATGGACTGTTTAGTGAAATTATATATATTAGGAACATTTATAATATCAATGATTTCAACCGCAACAATCCTTGAAGCATCAGCATTGCGTATGATTTTACCAACTACAATTGAAGATTGGTTATTAGAAGTTTTCTGACTTCGTGCAACGTCAACCCCCATGAAGATTTCGTCATTTTCTGTTATCTTTGTTTGTTTTGATAAAACTCTACAATTAAGCAGTTTATTAATATTTACCAATGCACCCTCAGAAGCTCCAACCCATTCTTGTTCATAGTTTTGTGCAAAAGCTACCAGTGACATATTTTTTTTCTTATTGAGTATCTGACTCTTACTTGAACCACGACCATACCAGCAAGGCAACATCCAATTAGAACCAAGAACAATCTTTCCTTTGAGTTGTTCCATTTCGTCAACCATACTTAATAGTCTAAGATATTCGTCACTACCTTTAAATCCAGCAGTTGTGAAGAAATGAATTTGTTGATTAAGCTCACAAGGGTCAGGTATTCCAAGTTTGCCAACGGTTAAGCGAGGGACTTCAACAACGGGGGCAAGTGCATCCTCGAACAAGGTATTATTAAGTAATGCTGCTTCTTCTATTTTTAAACGTGTACGTCTTTGTCCTTTTGTACTTTGAGCATTTGCAATAGCATCAATTTCAGAACCATTTTTGAACTTAATAAAAGCATATCCTTTTGAAAACTTGGGCTTATCCTCTACTTCGTTTAATAAAAGCGGATAATGTTTTGTTATTTCATTCCATTTAGCAGCCAAAAGGTCAGCAGCATTTTCTTTTGTTTGTGCTGAAATAGCAACAGTTATGTTGGGATATAGCATTGCAGCACATATGCAATCCAATACCTCGTCATATGTTTTTGCGTAGCCTCTTGAGAAATCTCCATACATACTAAAAAATCTCAAATCGCATCTGAGAAAAATTCTTTGGTCAAGATGAAGATTGATACCCCCTTTTGGGGGTTTAAGCATATCCAACATTAAATCAGGATAGAAACGAAAGAAGCTTATTAAATCATAATAATTCTCAATTCTCTTGCCAAAAGGAGTATCATCAACAAGAGCTTTAATTCTATCATTCGCCATCGGCATCACTTCCTATATTGTAATCTTTTGGCAATTGAATAAACTTCTTTACAGCTTCTCGGTTTTTTTCAGAAGTATCATCTGTAAAAATATTATATGGGTCGCCATACTGTGCGATATATTCTTCCTTCTTTCTGTCATAAAACTTATAAACTTCCTCATAAGCTACTTCTGGTAAACCTTTCAATTTGCGACAGAAATTAATATAGCACCAAATTATAAAATCTGGTGCATCATTAGGAGCATATTTAAACCTTGGTAAAATTTCTATAATATCAGCAGCTTCTTCAACAGCTTTTGATATTTCACTAATTGTAGTTATGCCGCCTTGCAAATCTGCCTGTGTTAGCTGCTTGGGTGTAAGCTTTGCTTTTTCGGCAGCATCTTGAGCTGCTTTATTCCATTTATTTGCGCTTTCCACATCTCCATTAGCTGTCGCTTCTTCTTCTCTGACTTTGAACCTGACGTATGTTGCAAGAGCTTCTTCGTGAAGATTTGTTGTCAACTGATAATTTTGTTTAAGTTTGTCGTATTTTTTCTGCATTTTACGATACTGTGCTTTGGTATATCCCTCACCAAATCTATCAATTATTTCTTCTGTGACAATAAACTCATCGTCTTGGCTAACAAACACTTCATTAACATTCTCTTTTTTGCTTTTACGTCCAGAAGTTGTAATCTTCGTGCAAGTCGTTGTATCATTGCCAAGTAATTTCATACTATCCATAAAATTCATTTTTGAATACTTAGATAATGTAGAAATATTCTTCATGTACTTACCAATAATATCTGTATAAGTATCAGATTTTTCAACTTCCGCTACACTAAAATCAAGCACTTCTGGTACAAAGGGTCTATCTATTAACATGAGCATTTTTTTAAATGACTCAACATTTAAACTTCCATCAATATTTAATGAGCCAGCTTTAAAACACTCCTTGCAAATATTAACCGTTTTACCATCACTTGAAGTCAAGGGATTTGAAGCAACATAAAAATTCTTCAAAGGCAATTCCCTGTTGCAATTAGTACAGTTTTTCATAGGGATAGTTTTAGCTTTACTTCCCTTGGGTCTACCTCTTTTAACTGCCAAATATAAAATCTCCCTTCTATATATTAATCAGAAGTCTTTCCGTAAAAACCTGTTGTCTTGGCAATATAATTACCGTTACAGTAGTTTTTTGTCATGTCTCTATTTGCTTTTTCTCCACAAACAGGACAAGACTCATGCGGATTATATTCACTAATTTTTTTATCTACCATAAACTTTTTATCACACTTGGGACATATGTAATTATATTCTGGCATTTTGTTATCTCCTTTTAATAAATTGGTGCGTTCTTACATATCGTTGCAATGCTTAAACGCATAAATGGGGAGGCAACCTCCCCATAGGAGGAAATAAGTATTATGATGATGTCAGTAAATATAACTTGTGGCTTTGCAGGACTCGTCCTGAACACCTA